TTAATTTCTAGTCAAAATGAATCTAAATTAAGAACTTCTTTACCTCTTATTTTACATCAAGCTGATATTTTAGCTGCTAGAGTAGAATGGGAGAAAGAATGGATCGATAAAGTAGGTACACCTGTTAAAAAAGAAGTAAAAGCTTCTACACCTACTCAATTTAAACAAAAAGCAGAATCTGCTAAATTAGCAAACCTAGGTAAAGGTAACCCTGGTTTATTAGATGCATTAAAAGGATTATAATATGATATTAGGATTAATTATGCTATTCATTTGGGTAGCGACTGTAGTGGGTTGGGTAATTTACAACTTGTACAAAAAGAATGAAAAATTAGAGCAGACAGTAATTGCACAAGCTACTTTCATAGCAGGCTTACAGTCTATGATTGGCGAGTCTGATAAAGCTCTTAAAAATCTTGACGATAAGATTTGGATGGAAAGCGATAAAGAGTTGCAAATAGTATTTCAAAATTTAAAAGCAGTTCAAGAGGGCTTAAATCAATTTAATAAGCGATAATGGTAGAAGATATTTTCAAAGTCGAAGAAGCGGAAGTTACGTTAACGAAAGATGGTAGAGTAAGGAAGAGACGACCAAAGAAATCGATAGACTACTTTACTCTAGATACTCAACAAGCTATTATAGATTATAGATTAGAAACTTCTACTGCAATTAGAAATAAAATATTTAATGAAAAAATATATTACGCGTTTTATAAGTTGGCTGAAAATATCATTCATACTTTTAAATTCTACTATACAGAGGTAGATAATATCAATGAACTAAAGCACGAAGTAATTGCTTTCTTATTAGAGAAACTACACCTCTATAACCCAGAAAAAGGTAAAGCTTATTCCTATTTCGGTACTATTGCAAAACGCTATTTAATTGTTTATAACAATAATAACTATAAAAGATTAAAAGGTAAAGCACAAGTAGAGGAAGTAGATAATGATAAAACTATCACTAACGAATTACTTTTAACTCAGCCTGATTACTTTAAAGAAACTAATTTTATTGATTTATTTATTAAAGAAATAGACGATAATCTACTAGAACTTTTCCCTAAACCTCAAGAGGCTAGAGTAGGAGATGCGATTCTTGAGTTATTTAAGAGGAGAGAAAATATTGACATCTTTAATAAGAAAGCTCTTTTCATATACATAAAGGAGATTACTGATGCTCCTACTCCTGTGATTACCAAGGTAATAAAGGTTCTGAAAGAGATTTATAGAGAGATGCTTAATGATTATTTAGAGAGAGGTACTGAAATCGACATTTTTTCTAAATAGCTATTTATTTAAAATAGTACTATGAATCTCGATTTTGAATTATATGAAGGAAAAAAGTACTCTGACTTAATACAAGATGTAGTTAAGAATCACAAGAGTAAACAATCCCAAATAAAGACTTTAATTAGCAATCTTACTGATATGGTAGATGATGCTGGTACTGCTGTTATTATGGTACCTTTAATTAAAGAGTACTTAGAGATAGATGTTAAGAATGATGACGCTTTAGTAAAGCTCGCTTCTATATTACAAAAAGGTGGACAGGCTGGCAGTGATGCTAGTCAAGGCGGTTTGAGTGATAAAGATCTCGAATTACTATTTAGTGATATTCAGAAGACTACTATAGAAGAATTACCAGTAAAAGAATTACCTTCTAGTAAATAATTATGAGCTTTAACCCTACTTTTGTTGGTCAGGTCGCCTCTAACGGACAACAGCCGAATGCTAGCGGTACACCTCTCTATCTTCTTGCTAGAGTAACTCACGTAGTGAATGGTCCCTTTTTTCAAGGAACTCAATTTCCTGATCCTAATTATAATAATCCAAGTGATATAGGTTCAATTTTATATACATTAGTAAATACTACTCAAAATAGAACTCTACAAGCATCAGGTAATCCATTAGCAAAGCCTGCTAATTCTGCTATAAAGCAATATCCCGTAGAGGGGGAGTTTGTACTTCTTATGCAAGGCCCTAGTACAGAATTAAATAACAGTAGAGATAGTAGACAATACTTTTATACTTTACCTTTTAACCTTTGGAATGCAAGTCATCATAATGCTTTTCCAGATATGGGAGATTACGGTAGTTATGTTAATACTACACAAAGAAACTATCAACAGAGTTCCGGTACTCAACAAGCTAATAACCTATCGACAACAAGCTCAGTTAACTATCCTCTAGGTCCTAATTTTCCTGAAAAAGATAATATAAAGTCATTACGTATTTTTGCAGGCGACGTTACACTTGAAGGTAGATGGGGTAATTCAATAAGATTCGGATCTACATCGGCAATAGATAAACAAGCTAATTCCTGGTCTTCTCAAGGAACTGCAGGAAGTCCGATTTTAATTCTTAGAAACGGTCAAGGTAGACAAGCAGATAATATAGCATGGTTCCCTACAGTAGAAAATATAAACAGAGATCCTTCTTCTTTTTACTTAACTAATGGACAAAAAATTGTTATCGATGATATCAATAATAACTTTAGTTTAGCAACTTTAGGAGTTAAATCTCAAAGTACAGTTACAACCTCTATACCTATTCAACAGCAATTAACAAGTATAGACACTATATCACCATCAGCACAAGATCAAAAAATAAGTAATATTAATAAGTAAAAATGTACACTCCTCAATTTCCATATTTAGGTAATCAAGCTATTACAACTTCAGGAAGAGTAGTACTACATTCTTATGACGATTTTATATTTTTATTCGGTAAAAAAGGAGTTGCAATTTCTTCACCTACTACCTTAACTGTAGATGCTAATGAAAGAACTATTATAGCTTCCCCTAAGGTTGAATTAGGGTACCAAGCTGAATTTCAAGGTGAACCTTTACTATTAGGACAGACTACAGTAAAACAATTAGGGTACTTATTAGATGCTATCCAAGATCTTAGTAATGCTCTAGCTCAATTAAACTCTGAAGAACCAGAAACTTCCGTACCTATAATAATAGGAAGTGCTATAATATTAGGTGATACAGCAAAAGCCGTAAAAGCTCAATTGAATACTAAATGTTTATCTCAAAACACCTATACTAGATAATGAGCGATAGTAAACTTGCAACCAGTATAATTAAACTGGTAAATAATTCCGCAAAACTTACCGGAAAGCTTCAAAACGGCATTAACGTAATACTATGGGGTAGAGCTAATATTAAAACAAATCAAACTGTAAAGTACGATACTACTTCACAATCTCTTAAGTACGAAAGTAATCCAACAGTTATAGTACCTCCTACCACCAGTAAGATAAATAAACTAATAGAATCAGGATTATTTAATGCATTAGATGTTTTAAACGAGGTAGATTTATGTAGTATAATGACTTACCTTACTGATACAATTAATATTCAGAAAAAAGAACGTCCTGATAAGAGTGGTTGGAACGCTACTCAAACTTTATTGTATGGTTTACAAGATGAAGCCGCTTTAGTACAAGGTTATATTGATAAGTTTACAGCTTACCCTAACATATTTATAGGGTCTTATTTAGGTACAGGACCGAATGCAACACCGCCAGAACAAGCGATTTCACAAAGTAATGCACCCGCAGAAGGCGGTAGCCGTATTTCTGCTTACAACCTATATTTCCTAATGCAGGCTATTAAGGATACTTTTAGTTTTAGTAACAATACTAATAGTTCTTTGTTTACCGTAGAAGATAAGACTCTACTATCAACAGTACCAGGCCTTGGTAGTAATTTAAACATAATAGACGATTTTATAGGTACAATAAATAAGTATAGCGATTATAGACAAATAGCAGATCCTGAAGTACAAAGATTAATCAATAAAGTAACAACTTTACGTTCAGTTTGCGTTACTATTCAGAATCTAGATTTTAAGAACGGACTAGCTGCAGTAGGTAATTTTTTAAGTACAGATATTAGAGCACAAATACAAAAACTTAGTAAATTTATAGATCCAACTAAAATTATAACAGATTTAAAGAATATTAATAATTCAATACGGTCTTTTATAAAAATTGCAAAACAAGTACAGGGTGTTGTAACCCTCTGTCAATTTTTAATTAAGCTTGCTCTTATATTTACTAAAATCTTTAAATTTATACAGAATCTTTTTATTATAAACCCATACCCTTTAATATTTGCTACTGGCGGAGTGCAGACTGTTTTTCAGAATGCAAGTGAAGCAGCAAAAACTGAAACGAATGGTATAATAAGATTACTAAAAGCAATTAATGCATTACTTTCAGTAATACTTAACTTTATAAGGTACTTACTTGTAAATGCAAACGAACTACTTAGTAGACTTGATATCTTACTTACTAACTTACAGGCATGTAAAGCAGTTAAGAATTCAGATGTCATTGCTGAATTAAAACAAACTCGAGCAGATTTAGCAGACTTGAGAGATCAATTAGCTGCTTATATTACTCAATACGATTCTAAAACTAGTGCAAATAATACTATGTTTGGAAAGTATAATATTAACGTAGTAGATGAAGAAATTACCGATATTTCTATTCGAAATAAACGTAGAAGAGGTATTGCTTTAGATATAGATGGTCAAATAGTAGCTCAATCTGATTTAACTTTCGCTACAAATACAGCAATTATTATAGCAGAAGTACAGCAAAAACTAGTAGCCTTACATTTAGTACCTTCAAACTTAGGACAAATTGACGCAGGGAGCCTTGCTGTAATAGCAGAATCTGTTAATTACCTAAATAGTAATGACGTAGTAGACAATAATTTAAATCCTGATTTAACAGTATTAAATCAAAGTAGTGCTGAGCAAACCGCAACTATACAGGAATTTATCGCTAAAATACCGGGCGGACCTAAATTTAAGCAAGATTCTAAGAAGATTCAAGCTAGCTTTAATGATACAGCTAAAAAAGAAGTAAAAACTCAAGCAGATGCTGCAGGCGGTTCAACCGGTACTCAGATTAACCAGCAGACAGCAGGCCAATTAACTACCATAAGCGGTTCAGTTAGTATGCTCAGTGAACCACAAAAAGAAAAGCAAAATAATACAGCAACAGATAAATCTAGCTTCGTTACTAGAGTACAGAGTCAGGCTAGTGGAGGTAATAAGAATTCACAGAATTTAAAATAATAAAAACAGTCATTTAAAATATTTATAACATATGGCAAATCTAGACGCACTTAGAAAAATAATCCGCGAAGAGGTTCGAACAGTATTCCAACAAGAATTAGCTGGAATCTTGAAAGAGGCTATTATGGTCAATAAGAACCAATCAGTTATCACGGAATCTTCAAGACCAAAAGCATCTCCTGTAGCTCCTGCTACCATGAACAGATCTGTACCTAGACCTATCGCACCTGTATTATCCCCAGGCAATCCATTAAATAGCCTACTTGCTGAAACAGCTCAATCTATGACTATGGATGAATTCGGAGATTTGAACGGTCAAGGAGTAGAAAGAGATGTTCCTATTGTAGAATCAGTAGGAGATATGTTTGCAAATTCAAGAGGAAGCTCTAATCTAGAAGCAATTCAAATTAATGCAGTTCCTGATTTTAGTCATATGATGGCAAAAATGGGGATAAATGAATAGTATAAATGGCGTATAATTTAAAACAGATAAACGTACTCGATTTAAGACCTTCTGTAGGTGTTGGAGTTGCTTTGCCGTTTAATACGCCTGCTGTCTTTCAAACAGTCTATACTACACAGGAGCAGTTAAATTATAATATTATTAACTTCTTATTGACTAATAATAGAGAGAGAATTTTTAATCCAAACTTCGGAGCAAATATAAGAAGTCAAATATTTGAGCAAATAACAAACGAAACAGCAGATACTCTAGAACTTTTAATTAGAAACGGAATAGCACAGTATTTTCCGAATGTAGCCATAACAGAGCTTACTTTTGGTGGAGATCCTGATCAAAATTTATTAACAATTCAGTTTTCCTATACATTAACTAATACTGGACAATCAGACACTATAACAATTAATTTAAATGGCTAACACAGAGATAAAATACTTAAATAAAGACTTTACTAGCTTTAAAAGCTCTTTAATAGAGTATGCAAAAGCGTATTTTCCGTCATCCTATAACGACTTTTCTACTTCATCTCCAGGTACTATGTTTATTGACATGGCTTCTTATGTAGGAGATGTAATGTCATTTTATTTAGATAATCAAATTCAAGAAAACTTTTTAGAATACGCAAAGCAGTATAATAATTTATACACCCTAGCTTATATGTTTGGTTATAGACCAAAGGTAACTTCTGCAGCTATTACAACTCTAGATGTTTATCAACAAATACCTGCTTCCGGTTCTAATTATGATCCTGATTTTAATTACGCCATGACTATTGAAGAAGGATTACAAGTTAGATCTAATATTAATACTGCAAATTATTTTTATTGTCCAAATAAAGTTGATTTTAACCTATCTTCTTCTACAAATCCAACAGAGATTTCTGTATATACTACAGTAGGCGGTAATCCAAATACTTACTTACTAAAGAAACAAACTCAAGCATTATCTGGACAAGTTAAAACAACTAGTCTTTCTTTTGGTGCAGCTGAGAGATTTCCTACTCGAACTATTCAAGATGCTAATATTATTGAAATCTTAAGCGTTTACGACGATAACGGAAATAGATGGTACGAGGTTCCTTATCTTGCACAAAATTTTATTTTAAATCCTGTACAAAATACAGCTTTAAATTATCCAGAACTTTATCAAGAAGCAAATCAAGTACCTTACATTATAGAAAGATTGCCAGTAAGTAGAAGATTTGTATCTAGATTTACTACTGCAGCTTCATTAGAATTAGAGTTTGGTGCCGGTATTCAAGCAGTATCAGGAACGATACCGAATCCTTTTAACGTAGGTATTGGTACAGTAAACGGAGTTGATTTATTAAATACTGCCTACGATCCTACAAACTTCGTAGTGAATAGTAGTTATGGTTTAGCTCCTTCTAATGTTAATCTAACTGTCAACTACCTAGTAGGCGGTGGTGCTGGTACAAACGTAAATACAAATGTATTAACTAATTTAGTTACTGCAAGTATTTCGTTTGTAAATACTACTGACCCGAATACTCAAGTTGCTATTCAAGGTACGTTAGCAACCAATAATAGTGTTCAAGCAACAGGAGGTGGTGATGGAGATAGCGTAGAGGGTTTAAAATTAAATACTCTCGCAGCATTTCCTTCTCAAATGAGAGCAGTAACACAGCAAGATTACTTAGGTACAGTATTAGGTATGCCAGGTAAGTTTGGTCAAGTAGCCAAGGCTTATGTAACTAAAGATAATGCTACTTTTGCACAATACTTAAGAAACGAACCAGGAGAAAGAGATCCTCTTGCAACTTCAATATACTTATTAACCTACGATGCGATTGGAGCGTTTACAGCACCTGGTCCTGCAATACTTAGAAATATTCAAACTTACCTAGAAGATTATAGAATGCTAACCGACACTATACTTCTAAAGCCTGCTTATATTATCAATATACAGGTTAACTTTAGTATTGTAATAAGACCTAATTACACTTCAAGAGCTGTAATTCAAGCTTGTCTAGCAGCCTTAAAGTTATACTTTAGTAGAAATGCTTGGCAAGTAAATCAACCTATTATTTTATCTGAAATATATTCTCTATTAGATCAAATTAGTGGAGTACAAACTGTACAGAGAGTACTTATTAATAACATAGCAGGAACCTCGACCGGTTATTCACCTTATAGTTACGATATTTCAGCAGCAACTCTAAATGGTATTATTTATCCTTCTTTAGATCCAAGTATCTTCGAAGTTAAGTATCCAGATATAGATATTCAAGGACGCGTAGTAACAATGTAATAAAATGGCAGTATACAACATATTCGCATCAGCAGATGCTACACTCTATTCTCTATACCCTGTAAAAAATACAGGTAGAGATCCTATACTTGAAGTATCTGTAAAAAACTCTCAAGACGGTACAAGATTCTTAGGAAGAAGTCCTATTACAGAAAATCCTTATTATAACTATGATTTAGCAGCAGCAGGTAATTTCTCAAACTCTGAAGCATATTTTCCCGGGTATGATATTAGAAGATCCGTATTACAGTTTTCAGATCAAGATATCAACCTACTACAGTCTTTTGCAAACCAATCCATAAGCGGTGCATACCAAGCAAACTTACAATTATTCCTTGCTAGTGCACAGAATTTAAGTACAACGTACTCTCTTGATATACTTCCTCTATCACAATCATGGTGTATGGGAACAGGACAATTTGCACAAGTACCTCAATCAGTAAACGGAGTATCTTGGGTATATACTTGCGCATCTGCTAGCTCTGAACCTTGGGTAGAGGATGGATTTACTTGGGGTAACATAGACTTACCTAAGTGGGAAAGCGCAAGCCTTGACTGGAACTATGAACCAACTCCCGGTAACCCTTATTACATAACAGGAGGGGGTTCTTGGAACAATATACCTGCAACACAGAGCTTTGGGTATATGTCAAACAAAGACGTTAATGCTGATATCACCGATATTATGACAGGATGGTTTTCCGGTTCAATTCCTAATAACGGCTTACTTGTTAAACATCCACAAGCAATAGAAGAAAATCCAAATTCCTATATTGACTTAAAATATTTTTCTGTAGATACTCATACTATATACCCTCCAACTATACAATTTAAATGGGATGATTCTTACTTCTATCCTCAAAGCTTTAACTATGTTTTATCAGATCAAATAACAATTAGCCTTGCTAATAATCCCGGACAATTTCCACAAGGAGATAGTTATAAAATGAGATTATCTACGAGACTAACTTATCCTCCTAGAAAATTTACAACATCCTCTGTGTATTTGACAGATATGATTTTATCTAAAAATACTCTCTGGGGATTACAAGATATAAAGACTGGCGAAATGGTAGTTGACTTTGATGATCCATATACAAGAGTAAGTTGTGATAGTGTCGGAAATTACTTTAATTTACATACTAGTGGATTAGAAATTAATAGATTTTATCGCGTTTTAATTAAGACTAAAATATACTCTACAACATTTGGACCATTATCTGTTTATAACAGTCTTGAATCAATGTATGATGCTATGTCTATATACAGTTCAGATGAACTAGATTTATTACCTGCAGAAGTAGTAACATATAGTGGTCA